ATCCCAGATGCAGCCGATACAAGGGTGTAATATCTTTCGATAAGAGGGTCAATGCCAGCGATGCCTGATTGCTCTAGGTTCATCAACTCTTCTTCTTGATCGATAATTGCCATATGATTATTACTCATAGTCGTATTGAGTAAATTCATTCTTTGCAGGAAGGCACCTTTGGCGATGTCATCTGTGATAAGTTCTTTGATGTCTGGCACCTTCATTACAGGTACGGACAATTTGTATAAAAGCTGTGCGACTGATTGAGTTACTAGGTCGGCATTAGCGAGGGCTTCGTGTACGGATGCAAGTAAGGATTGACCCCAATACCAATTGTTTTGGAAGTCGTACCAAGGAAGGTCTAGGCCATTAAAACGATTAACTCGACTATGATGTATAATCGCGCCATTTACTCCTTCATATCCAGTGCCCCTTTTCTCTTCTGGGATACCACCCTTATTGACCATCATGAAGCCAGGAGTTCCCAGAGTATAGGTCTCAGGTTTTCTATAGTTATCTGATACAAAATTCAAGTGGTCGATATTAGCTGCATACGATTGCCAAGGGTCATATACATCGATATTGATTAGAGAACCTTTCTTGATGTTGTCTTTATTGAGGGGCTCATTGTACAGGCCTTCAGACTGGTCAAACATGTAGACGACGAGAGCGCCGCCAAATAGTCTTTCCCACTTCCATGCCTGCTTGAATTTCTCTTTGACTTTATATTGGCGATCTTTCTTCTCAAGGTCTTGTATCTGTTCGGGAGTCCAGGACGGTATGACATGCGTCCAGCCTTTACGACACCCTTCATTCGGGATTAGATCGACGATTCTACGAGGCAACCAATACTGGTACATCTTGGCTTGGAGCTCATAGTTTTGATTCATCCCATTAGCCACCCAAAAGTTTTGAGTCGTCTTATCTGTCGAAGTTCCAAAGCCGGCATCTTTGTTGATGATCGAATCAATCGTCTTCTTTGGAAGATCGTCCGCAGTAACTAAAGCAGCGACAGGCATTCTCTGGGACTTGTTTACACCTTTTAATCTAATCATACATAAATACCTTGTTGTTTACTTGAGAGATTTATTCCCAAGTCTTTTGCTTTTAAATATATAACGCCTTTTTCCTTTTCCAAACTGCTGGCACTATAGGTATCAGTAGGCGGTATGAGTAGGCCAGCATTCTTTTGAATCTCTGCCACTTGGCGTTGCTGTTCAAACCTAGTCTTTTGAGGGGAGGCTGCGGCGAGTGCCTTATAGTCTAGCTTCTTAGTACTTAGTATCAGTTCAGACAGAGCATAGCGAAGAGTATCAATACCGTGATTCATGTCGTCTATAATTACAGGGAGGACTTGGCCAGTAAGTGGATCAACCTTGTATTTATATTGTTCAAATTCTTTTATTAGATTATAGTCATCGTATTCGGGGTCACATATTTCTTTGCACCTAGGGTGAATCCATATATCCCAAGCCTGAAGCCAGTTGATGCCGAAGTCTACCGAGCCAGGCCCCTTCTTAACTCCTTCCATTTTATACCCGCCATTTTTCTTCTTCTTTAAGGAGGAGATGATTTCAGGCCTTGCTGAGTCCCCGAATATTTTAGCGTGTTTGGTGGTGTCTATCTTTGCTAGGAGCTTGTGGCCGATGTCTTCAGGGTCGAGACGAACTGTGAAATAGGCGTGGTCAATGTAGATCCTCTTGAGGTCGTAGTTCAGCCAACATCTGAGAGCACAGCAGGGATCAGGAAAGAAGCCGAAGTCAATAGCGTGATAGAGCTTGTCGTCAGGGCCTGGTGTACAGTCTGCAATTCGCCACCTTGTGAATATAGTTGCCTTTGATCTTGTCTGAGGCTTTCCGCACCATATGTGATTATAGTCGTCAATACTGTTTAGCTTATCGGATTCCATTAAGCTTCTTAGGTCTTCTGGAAACCAAGGATTATCCCAATAGTTGACGTATACGTGAACAGTACCTTCTGGAATGTTTTCGGCTTCAACAAATTTAGCGTGAACACATTCTTTCTCTTTCTTCCTGTTATAGCTAAACCAAATTTCGCTCCCAGGCTTTCTGATAGTAGGCAGGAGAATGTCCAAGGAGAACTTCGAAATGGTTTGGGCCTCTTCTACCCAACAAATATCAACACCCTCGTATGACTTGAGGTTTTCTGCTGAGGAACTTGTTCCGCCTGATTGCCTTAGTCCTGCAAAGTAAATGGCGCCCTCATTGTGATTGCAACGGATCTCTTGATCAAGGATTGTGAAGCGATCCATCAAACCCATCTTTTTGATCTTATTAACTAGGAGGGCCTTGACTGAATGCTTGATTGATTTCTGGACTTCAAGACAGCACAGAAAAAGCTTTCCGTGCATGAGAACTTCAAGTACTCCCATCTCAGCGAAGAAGTGTGATTTGCCTCCGCCTCGTCCGCCTTCTGCCACTTTGTATCGTGCAGGTTCTAAAAATGGCTTAAATACATCTGAGCAGTCAATGCCCACGTCTATTGCTGTCTGGTTCAATTGGGTTATCCTCCTTTGGGTCGCTATCCTAAATTATAGGACTTCAGGAAAATAAAAAGCCCAGTCACCGGACGAGGGGTGACTGGGCTAAACGAGGAGGCCTGAATGATGTTACATCAGCGAAGGGGAGCGCGGTGCTCGTTCAGGCCCCTTAGCGGAATTATATTTTAACGGAGCTTTATGATTTTACAAGGGGCTCACCCATCCTGTCTCGGAGCCATGTGAGCTTTGATTTGATCTCTTCCTTAGTGAGAAGCGTCGCACCGCATATGATATCAGTGTCGCCAAAGTCCCAACTCATATTGCATTGCTTGCAGGTATACTGCTGACCCGATATTGTTGCCTTGCAGTCGTCCATCAGTCGTCCCTCATGCAGCAACAAACATAGTCGCCTTGTTCGTTGCCACAGTCAGGGCAAAACTTCTCAGCTATCCCATCAAAGAACTTGCAACGATCCTCTTCACACAACTTTTCCAGCCAGGCGATGACCGAATCTTTGACAACCTGCTGCGACATATCATTCATTCTTGCTGTAGCCATCAGATCACCTGTGTCCCGCTCATAATAACCATAAAGGCAACGCCTAACATCATAAGCACCACAAGAGGGTAGAGGAGGTATCGATCATCATACTGTTTCATTATGCGCTCTCCAACTCTCTATAGGTAGCTTCAGACATACGACACAGAAAGTACGAGACTGTCATCTCAACTGCGTCGTCTTTCTCCTTATGTGTATTCCAGTTCGGCAATGACGCCACGTTCTCTGGGATGAAAATTTCTGGGTGCAGGCTCAATTGGATTCTGTCAATAAAATGTATGGTACTCATCGTGTCGCTCCGTTATCTGATTACACTAATATATTATATTAAATATTCAGACGCAAGTTTTTTTCAATCTTTTTTTGAAGTTTTTTCAATTTCTTAATTACTTCCTTAATTCCTTCCGCCTCTTTTGTGTTCTTTAACTCGATTGAATTTTCCCTTACTGCCTTAAGTCTTGTCACCTGTGCTTTGATACAGAGCACAGCTAATTCAACTTCACTTTTGTCTAGCTTTTCTGGCTTGCTCATTCAATCTTTCCGTTTTTATACTCAATAACTACTGCAACCAACATCAGTACTAATATTACCAAAACAACCACCCCACCTGGATCAGCCACTCTCATTTAACCTTCCTTCATTATATCAATGTTAACTTCATCTACCATGTCGAACCTCTGAGCGATCTGACCCATTTGAAAATCGTCCTTATGTTTATTCCAAAAGCCCCTACAGCAGGCAGGTTCGCCGTCGCTGGTGTGATGGCACTGTCTATGGCCTGTGAAGAATCCGTGTCGATCCTTGACGTCGTTCTCAAGCTTCTCTAGGTCGAGCGGGCTATCTGGTTTATATATGCAGGTACTACACATCGTCGCTTGAACTTTAAATCCCATCACATGCCTTCTTCATGTCGTTTTCTATTATCGTGATACAGTGTTGCCCCATTGCATACTCCAGTAAAATTAGCCAGCAGCATGGTCAGGCTCGCACTCGTCTTGAAGATCTTATTCTCAGGACACCATTTCGAGCCTGGGTGAGTCCTGAGTATTTTCCATAAATAATATTCGGGTGTTGGTACTGTTTTCCAAAACACATCAATTTGGTCAATACTCATTTTCGCCTGCCTCCAGATCATGAAATTCTATATAGCCGCCCTTGAGCGTTGTTAGTTCCTTACTCATCCACATATACCTAACCCAGAGCAGTGGCAAGGGTTCTGTTCCTGCTATATAGCGCGACAGGGTACTCCTATGGACTTCGTGTATTCTGCCAACCCTCTCGCAACCTCCTAGAGAGTTGATCCAAGCTTCGAATTCCTCAAGGATGGTTTCGCAGGTCTCAGGCTTTGGTTTTATCTTAGGCATTAACAACCTCTTTGAGTGCGTACTCTGGATAATGGCGACTGAAAAGCTTTTCCCACTGCTCAGTCTGAAACTCATTCCACCAATCCTCTTCTTTGTCGTCAGGCTCAGGAGGTAGACACGTTGACAAGTGATACAGGGGAGTTCCGTCACAGTCTCTAACTTGTCGAGCTATTAGCAGGCGAACACCTAGTTCGATTTCGACCAGTTGCCCTATTGCGAACTTATGTTCTTTGGCTGTATTAACTTCTTTGATTGTACGACCTTCAGCATCGCTTTGATCTACTAGGTCGTGGAGGGTTCGTATAGGCATTATTTAACCTTGACTGATTTAAGGCCAGGCTTCGCATAGTGATGGCCGACTTTGTTGTCGACTGTTCCGTCACCCCAATCAATCGCTTTAACAGTTACTGAATGAACTGTTCCTGGGTGCATGTAGGTGAGCTGACCTCGGATCAGTTTGACTTCTGCATTCGGGTGATCTTTGCCACATTGAGGGCAATTGGTTATATTCAGTTTCATTATTTAACCTCGTAGGGTGTGACTTTCTTGCCCATCCTTCCGGCGAATTTTATCTCGACAGGGCTGATTTTCCAACCGACTGTGAGCTTCGATGCTATAGAGAAAAACACGTCAGCGCAACCGCCCTCCCAACAAATTCCTCTAGCTGCCATTTTCTTAACTAGCTTCCTGACCTTTCCCTTAGTAACTCCTTCAGCCTGGGCGATCTTTTCTAGTGTTATGAATTTGGAATACTTTGTAATGAAGTCGAATTCCTGCTGTGTGATAGTCTCTGTCATGTCGTGCTCTCCATTTTGTTTATACTAATATAATATATTAGCGTTGGAGGAATACAATCGCGTTTTTATAAATTTGTTGCGATTTGCACATCATCGCCAGCCATTCCTCTTGTTAGCTTGAGAGTTCGTCAACGTGAAGAGTATCCAAGGGAGGAGCCAAAG